CTTGTGGGCGGTGGTGCAAGACCTAATTTATTCGAAGTTGAAATGGCAACTTTACCTGACGGAATTAGTTGGCCTGAAAATGCCCAACGAACTTGGACATATCTCTGCAAGGCAGCACAATTACCTGCTTCAAACATTGCACAGATTGACATACCGTTTAGAGGTCGTATTTTTAAAGTCGCTGGAGACAGAACAGTTGAACCTTGGACTGTCACCGTTATTAACGACGAAAACTTTGAAATTAGAAACGCTATGGAGCAGTGGGTTGAAAAAATGGCGAAACTGAGCGATAATATAGGTAATGTTAACCCAAATGCATATATGGTTAATGCGAAGGTATTCCAATTAGGTAGAGGTTCAAATCCTGGATCTGCTGGAAATACTGCTGTTGACAATGGAGATCGTAATTCAGTTCTTAAAGAATATGAATTCATTGACATTTTCCCAACTGCTGTATCACCGATTGATCTATCTTACGATTCATCAGATGCGATTGAAGAATTCACAGTTGAATTCCAAGTCAATTCCTTCTCCTTGGCTGGAGCAGGGTCTCCAAATGGGTAACTAAATAAAGTATAAGGATAAACTTTTAAATAAATTATGGCAAAATTATTTGGGTTCTCGATAGAGGACAATGAACCACTATCTCCAAATGCGGTCTCTCCCGTTCCTCCCAATCACGAGGACGGGAATGATCACTTTATGAGTAGTGGTTTTTTTGGTTCCTATGTTGATATAGAAGGAGTCTTTAGAACTGAATTTGAACTTATCAAAAGATATCGTGAGATGGCACTTCATCCAGAAGCGGATAGTGCTATTGAAGATATTGTGAATGAAGCAATTGTTTCAGATACAAATGATAGTCCCATAGAGATTGATTTGGATCATTTGAATGCGAGTGATGGTATTAAGAAAAAGGTAAGAGAAGAGTTTAAACATATCAAAGACTTATTAGACTTTGATAAAAAAGCACATGAAATTTATAGAAACTGGTACATCGACGGTAGAATATATTATCATAAGGTAATAGATGTAAAGAAACCAGAAGAAGGAATTAAGGAATTGCGTTATATTGACGCAATGAAGATGAGATATGTTAAACAGGCAAAAAAGAAAGAGGGTGATAAATTAAATAGTATTCAAAGGTTCCAGAATGATAATCCAATGGATTATGATTGGCCTGAAATAGAAGAATATTTTATATACAATCCAAAGTCAACATATCCAACTGGTGCAAGAGATGCAACTGGTGCGAGTCAAGGGATAAAAATGACCAAGGATTCCATTGTATATTGTACAAGTGGATTAGTAGATAGAAATAAAGGATGTACTCTTGGTTATCTTCATAAAGCAATCAAATCTATCAATCAATTAAGGATGATTGAGGATAGTCTTGTTATTTACAGACTATCTCGTGCTCCAGAACGTAGAATCTTCTACATAGATGTAGGTAATTTACCTAAAGTCAAGGCAGAGCAATATCTCAGAGATGTGATGATGCGATATCGAAACAAACTTGTTTACGACGCTAACACAGGAGAGATCAGAGATGACAAGAAGTATATGGCAATGCTTGAAGATTTCTGGTTGCCTCGAAGAGAGGGGGGACGTGGAACTGAAATTTCTACTCTTCCAGGAGGTCAAAACCTTGGTGAAATCACGGATATTGAGTACTTCAAAAAGAAATTATATAGGTCGCTCAACGTACCCCCATCAAGAATGGATGGAGAGGGAGGATTCAATCTGGGACGATCTTCAGAGATATTAAGAGATGAACTTAAGTTTACTAAATTTGTAGGACGTTTGAGAAAGAGATTCTCTCATATGTTCAATGATATACTCAAAACACAATTAATCCTTAAGAATATCATCACCCCAGAAGACTGGGATAAGATGAGTGAGCATATACAATATGACTTCTTATATGATAACCATTTCTCTGAACTAAAAGAAACTGAATTATTTACTGAAAGGTTAAATAACGTTGCTACTGCAGAACCTTATGTTGGAAGATATTTCTCACAGGATTATTTAAGACGTAAAGTTCTTCGTCAGACTGATGAGGAAATTATCGAACAGAATGAAATCATGGCAAAAGAAATTGCCGATGGTACTATACCAGATCCTTCTATTCCAACTGATCCAGAGACTGGAATTCCTCTAGATCAAATTGCTGATATGGATCTTGGTTCTGATGAAATGGAACCAGATTTAGAATCAGAAGCAGGAGCAACAAAAGCTCCAGAGATTCCTAAAGGTGGAGAAATATAAATAATAAACGATTACTAATTGATTAAATACTATTATGCCTAACATGGATCATGTACAAGCTGAATTGATGGATATGATTACTAAAGATGTATCTCCTTCACAAATCAGTGATAAGATAAAAGATATGCTTTTTGCAAAAACTTCTGAAAGAGTTGATGCTTATAAACCAACTGCTGCTGACAGTTTGTTTGGTGATGAAGTTGAAGATGAAGTTGAAGATGAGATTGAGGCAGAAGCAGATCCTGTGGATGCTGAAACTGATGATGAGTAATCTGATAAATAAGAATAACATGAACATTTCACGATAATGGCACATAAACCCGTTGGAAATAACGTAAGTATTGCATGTACTCCTGCTAATAATCGATCAGGTGCTATCAAACATCAGTCTGATAGTTTGAGAGTAGTGGCAATTGGTACTTTTGCACACGTTGCAATTGGTACTTTTCCAACTGCTACTCGTGCTGATTATATGATTACACCAGATAATCCTCAATGCGTTGCATTAGGTAAACCTGCATCACAACAGATTAGTGGTATTACTACTGGTGCTACTACAACTCTTGATATGCCTGAAGGTGTTGCTTCACAGTTTACGCCAGGAGATGCAGTTTCATTAACTGTTTTAGATCAATCAGATTATGATTTTGAACATAAGATAGTTAAATCAATTGACAGTACTCCAGGTTTTTCAGGATTTCATGGAGAAAGAATTGTAATTGATCATGATTCTTCTGCAGATAATCCAGCAACATTAACTGGATATGCAGAACTTAGATCATCATTTAAAGTTGGAACAATAACCCATCTTGGGATTGGTTCAGTTTATGTGCAACAAGTTAACCCATCCTCACCCGCATAATTACGGAGAATTCTAATGAAACTTATTAGAGAAGAAATAGAATCTGTTGAATTCCTTGTCGAACAAAAGAACGGCAAGAAGTCAATGTATATTGAGGGTGTGTTCTTACAAGGAAACATTAAAAACCGTAATGGTAGAATGTATCCGATGGAAACTCTTCGTAAGGAAGTGAATCGCTATAGCGAAAATCACATTACTTCAGGAAGAGCACTTGGTGAACTTGGTCATCCAGATGGTCCAACCGTTAACCTTGATAGAGTATCACATAAAATTGTATCTCTAAAAGAAAATGGTTCTAACTTTATTGGTAAAGCTAAAATACTTGGTACACCAATGGGTAAAATTGCATCTTCACTTATTGAAGAAGGTGTAAAACTTGGTGTATCTTCTCGTGGTGTTGGTTCTTTGAAGCAAACAAGAGAAGGTGTAAATATAGTTGGTGAAGATTTCATGTTAGCAACTGCTGCTGATATCGTTGCCGATCCTTCTGCTCCTGATGCTTTTGTATCTGGAATTATGGAAGGGAAAGATTGGGTCTGGGATGGAGGAATTCTACGTGAGAAGTTCGCAGAAAAGACTTACAAACAGATTAATACCCTAACAACACAAAAGAAATTAGATGAACAGAAACTTAACCTGTTTAACGATTTCTTATCAAACTTATAAAACTTCTAAATAAATATAGATTTAGATAGCACAAATCGGAGAGTTTCACATGTCTCGTGGCAAACAATTACAAGAAATGGATCCAGGCACAAAGCAATCCAAAACTGCTGTTAATGCAAACGCAAAACCAGCAGATTCTATGGATACCTCAGTTGCAGGAACCTATGAAGATCTAGGAGGTCCTACTCCAGATAACTACAAACCAGATGATGATTCTGCAAAGTTAAAAACACCTGGTGGTACACTTAAGCAGGTAAGTGATGTAGTCACTAACCGCAAAGGTAAGACCGCTAAAGAGGATGTGGAAGTCGAAGGTGAGGTTGTCGCTGAAGAACCCGCTACGGAGGAAGAAGTGGTTGCAGAAAACGAAATTTCTTCTGAAGAAGAAGTGGTAGAAGTTGCAGAGTATGACGTAGAAGAAGATGTCAATGCTCTCCTTGGTGGAGAAGATCTTTCCGAAGATTTCAAAGCAAAGGCAAAGACAATCTTTGAAACTGCTATTAACGCAAAAGTTGCTGAAGTTAAAGAAGCTCTTGAAGTAGAATTTCAAGAGAAACTTGACGAAGAAATAGAAACAGCAAAAGAGTCACTCGCAGAAAGAGTTGATTCTTATCTAGAATATGTTGCTGACGAGTGGTTTGAAGAAAACCAACTTGCAGTAGAAAACGGTCTTAAGACCGAAATGACCGAATCATTCCTTGAAGGAATGAAGGGTCTTTTTGAAGAACATTATGTACAAATCCCTGAAGACAAATACGATGTCCTTGAGAGT